AGGGATGCTATGGGTACTGCAGAGCTACTATCCAAACATCTGGCCCAGCTACCCCAAGATTGCCCAAGATGCAAAGATGTCCAGAGACAAAGTTATCAAGACTGTTGCTGAACTTGTAGAACTAGGTTTACTGCAAAAGCAATACAGGATTGATGAATACGGCCAGAGAACCAACTGCTATAGAGTCACAATTTGGCATCAATGTAAGACACTTCCTGTACCAGATACCAGTATTCATGCGGGGTCGTTGATACATACTACCCCCGTAGCTGAGAACTACCCCCCTAGTACGCCACAGCTACCCCCCCAGTCGTTGAGAACGACCCTAACTAAAACAATAGTATCTAAAACAAATATCTATAAAAATAAAAGCTTTGAACCCTTTTGGAAAACCTATTTGGAAATACCAAAAAACATGAGAACAATATCCCTGTCAAAAAAGCTTGCATACAATGAATTTATGAAATTAGATACAAAGACAAGGGAGAAACTAAAAGACTGCCTTGAGGCCGATATAAGGGCTAGAACAAAGACACTTAAGCAAGATAAGTTCACTCCATTGTTTAGTGATGCTCACAGGTGGATAAAAAATGGTCAATTTGAACAATATTTATTGACACTTGATAAAAAAGCACCTACATTTAAAAAACCCAAAACCACCCCTTTTTAACACCATGAAAAAGAAATTTGACATTGAAAATCTTTTAAAAAAATATTGGAAAGATGAAAATAATAAATATTATCAAAAATTAAAAGGAGGATAAATTGATGAAAAATTATAAACGATCACCGATTGATCGGGAGATTACTTTCAAAGCACCACATTATGAGTGTTATGCCTGTAATGATTCTGGAATAATCCACAATTCTGATGGACTTATAAACCAACACTTGCCTGATTATGATATGGACGACTCAGGAAAACGCTTTAGTGGACAGGATTTAGCTCTGATCTGTTACTGTGCAGCGGCTAATGGAAAATATGATTCTGATGGCCAATTAATTTGCAAAGGCTACAGAACTGATGAAGGAGTTATAAGAAATTTTGTTGGTGTTGATATTGATATTGATGTTGTAAGAGAAATACATAATATGAGAAAAGAAGGCTGGACTAAAACTACTAAAGTTATGAACAAAGTAATTCATCAAAACAACAAAAATGGTGATAAAAACCTTATCAACTGTTCTCCAGAAATACAAAAAGTTAAAGATCAACTTGCAAACTTTACTATCAAATCATTATGAAAACTTACAAATCTGCTATATGTGCAAAAAATGAGGAGGCACACAAGTTTTATTTAAAATACCCTAATGGCTGCAATGGCAAAGAATTATATGAATATCTATGGCCTGTCAGAAAACAATGGGGTTATTGGATATTTAGATCTTCTAATCTTGTACTGGAGTTGCAAAATAAAAAAGGTGGTTGGGCTTACGAAGTTGACCTTGAAAGAATTAACAGTACAGCAGAAATGTTGGACTGGATTTTTCAACTTAACCATAAAAATAGATTTGGTGACAGTATTTATGGAAATGAAAATCAAGATTTGATAGGAGATTTAGTTCAGGCTCTTGATGATATTTTTAATCCACAAGCAAATTGTTGCTCTCGTGGTAAAGAAAAAGAATTTTCTGGATCTAAACTTGCCAAAGAATATGCAAAAAAATTAAAAAACTACAATAAAATTATAAAAAATAAATGAAAAACAAAGATTTTGATAGCTTTAACAATGACCGCATCTTGGCAGCAAGAAAGCGGATTGAAGATTTACTTTTACTTATTCGTAACTGGAAGAAACAAAAACCATGACTAAATTACCTCAAAAACCACAATATCCAAACCATCAAATCTGGTATGAAGAGGAATGGAAAAAATATCTTATGGTTTTTGATGGCTTAGATGGTGTCCCAATACCTTATGAACTTGAATTAAGTGAAATTGGTTCTCAAACAATCAAAACTGCCTTTGTTAATACTCCAATTCATTTAGCTATGGGTAATTTTTGGGGCTATCAAGACTTTCCAGAAGATGAAGTTTTAATTAATTGTGAGCCTTTTGAAGAAGGTAGAAATCATATCTACTTAGCAAGTTATGATTTGTCTGCCTTAAAAGCACTTGCAAAAATGCTTTGTGACCATAGATGTTGGCAAGAATCAGAAAGAAGTAAATATATAATTAAATCGACAAAAACTAGCAATTGACGCTACATTTAGAATAATAAAAACCATAACTTCATAGTGTCTAACGGCAGAACTAGCAAGAATGAGCATGAGTTCAGAGTGAACAAAGTGGCCAAGCTTTTGTCTGTTGGCACTGTTCGATCAGAAATAAGTCAGTTTGCAACAACTGAGTGGGGTGTTACTCAAAGGTCGATAGATAGATATATTCAAGAGGCTACAGCGATTTTGAAGCAAGACTTTGATATTGACCGCAGACAATTTACGGCTGAAGTTCTAGCTCAGTACGCATCATTAGCAAAAGAGGCTAGGAAATCAGGCCAATTAACAGTGGCTTTGGGCTGTATAAACTCAATGGCAAAGGTCGGTCAGGTGATGTCTTGAGCATACTGAATAGAGAAGGTTCTGTATTAGATCACATAGGCAGTCACTACACTGATATTGATACTGGAGAGCTACTAGATAAGATTAGGGGTGATTTGCATGAGGCACAGCAACAGTTCTTTGATAATCAGACTGAGATAGTTGGATTGTCTGCTGGATATGGTGCTGGTAAGACAAGAGCCTTATGCAGTGTAGCTGTCAAGCTTGCAGCCCAGAACATAGGATTTATTGGTGCAATCCTTGAACCAACAAATGTTTTAATCAGAGACATATGGCAAACAGATTTTGAACAGTTCCTTGAACACTATGAAATACCTTACACATTCAGAGCTTCACCGCTTCCAGACTATACTTTGCATTTCCAAGAGGGAGACTCGAAGTTGCTTTGTAGGTCATTTGAAAATTACACCAGAATTATTGGTCTGAACCTCAGCCATGTACTTGTAGATGAAATCGACACAGTTTCTCCAGCTATTTGTGATAAAGCATTTCCAAAGATACTTGGTAGGTTAAGGGCTGGTAATGTTCGCCAGTTTTGTGCAGCTAGTACACCAGAGGGATTTAGGTGGCTATATAACACCTTTGGTACTGATGAAGCAAAAGAGAGAAAAGATAGAGAGTTAATCAAAATGTCCACTTATGACAACAAGTTTTTACCATCTGATTTCATAGAGCGTATGCAGCAAAATTATGATCCATCAATGTTGGCTGCTTATCTCAATGGAGAATTTGTAAATTTACAGACAGGACTTGTCTATGATCGTTTTTCTAGAGAAGCTAATTTAACAAAAGATAGACCAGAGATAGGACTAGAGCCATTAAGAGTTGGCATGGACTTCAACATAGGCAACATGAACGCAGTGATCGGTATTGTACAAAATCAAAAATTGTTAATATTTGATGAGATTAGTGGCAGTCACGATACAGATAGCATTGCCCAAGAGATCAAAGCCAGATACCCTATGAATAAGATTTACATATACCCAGATGCAAGTGGAGGCAACAGAAGTACTAATGCAAGTCAGACGGACATTCAGATTCTTGAAGGATATGGGTTCAGCAATCAAAGCCCACGCAGCAACCCACCAGTCAGAGACAGGATTTCTTCCGTACAGGCTTTATTATGTAACGGCAAAGGGGAAAGCCGTTTACAAATCCATGCCAGTTGCAGAAAGCTAATTGAATCAATGGAACTTCAGTCATACACAGAAAAAGGAGAACCAGACAAAGAATCAGGCTATGATCACATGGCTGATGCTCTAGGTTATCTTGTATGGAGAGAGTTCAATCCATTATTTGCTAGGTCGGGCAAAGCTACAGGGATTAGAATATATTAAGAACATGATAGTATTGAGGCAAAACTGTGTATAGCTCACTAAATATTTACAATCAGCCCATAACACAAGCTGCTACCACAGTTGCCAGCCCTAATGCGGCCTACCAGAGAATGAGTCAGTTCTGGGATTTGATAACAGATTTGAAGGAAGGCACATACAAGATCAGGAGTGAACATAGAAAGTATTTGCCACAGGAAGCAAGAGAAACAGATGACAGCTATGACGTAAGGCTTAGTAGATCAACAGTAGTGCCATATTTGCAGCGTATTTCC